CTCATTACGCTCTCCTTTCTAGTTGTCTATCTAGTTTACTATGTCAAACTAAAAAAGTCAAACTAGCTCTGTCTCGTAGACTAGGGTTTCGATGTCGTGCGGTGATAGGGGCTCGCCAGTGGCGCTGTTCACTACTGCGACTTGTCGTGCCATATGCGTAGTGTTGATGGTTTCGCGCACTGCGTCAAGCGTAGCCACGCTACGCTCTACTGTGCGCCCTAGCGCGGTGATGATGGTCACGGTGTAAGGCATAAGTCTCTCCTCTCTAACACGGTGTCTATGCGTAATCCGCCTTGTCGTAGTTGTCCACAAAGTAGTAGCTCTCTGGGTTTCCGATTTCCACCTCGATGTCGTTTCGGTGGTCGCACTCTGTACAGACATAGGTGAATAGCTCTAAGTACCCGCCACTGTTCTCGATTTCTAGCTCAACCTCGATGGTCTGCTCAAAGCGGTGACACCCTTCGTTCTGGCAAGCGACTGAGCGCTCTGCGGTGAACTCTGTGATGATGGGGTCTGGGTCGCTGTACATAGTGTCCTCCTAGTAGGTGGTGTAATAAAAGCTTAGGGCATAAACAACAAAAGCGCAAGTACATTTTTTCTAGGTGTGTCGAAAGCCGTGCCGTGTGCGCTGTTGGGGGGTAAAAATTTGGGGGCGTGACGCGCTTGCGGGAGAGCGTGCGGCGCACTTGCCAAAAGAAAAAGCCCCCCATTTCTGGGGGGCTAATCTTCGGGGGGTTAGCCCGTGTAGCTGTCTGCGTAGGCTTGTTCGCACCCGTCGCATACGGGGCGCTGTCTGGCATCCCACGCGCCCGTGCTAATCAGATAGTCGCGCTTGCTGTTGTAGTGGCTGATGGCGATGACACTCTCACAGTAGTCTTCGTGGCGCTCATCTTCCGCGTTATCGCAAGCTTCCCACAGGTTACTGGTGTGGATGAGATTTACCATTTTGTTACCCCTTTCAGTTGGTATACCTAAAGCTTAGTGCCTACCCCTGACACTTGTCAAGCTGAAACAGTAAAAAAATAAAAAAAGTTTTTTGCCGTTTAGACTTGCGGAGATGGTGTCTAGTGTGTATTGTATAAGTATCACCCAATGAAAGGACACAAAATGGATAAGACAGACATCAAGCGCCTAGCCACCCTCAAGCGTGAGAAGAGCGAGAATGAAGAGGCTCTCGCCCGCGCCATCTTCGCTAACCAAGCGGACAGGCTACAGTCTGCGATTCGCTCTCAAGCAGTCGCCATCGCCAAGCTAGAGGCGCAAGCCTAGCCCAAGCCCCAAGCGGATAACCCCCCTAGAGATAGGGGGGTTTTCTGTTTCTCCACACAGTAGCCACACGGTGCTCACACGGTGCGCTCACGGGCGTAAGAGCATGAGAGTGTGCGCTTGCCTAGCACTTGCCCGTCATTCTTCAGCCAAGCTTGTAGCCCGTCATGAGAGAACATCATGCTAGCTGCTTGCTCTCGCTGTGTATCTCGCTAGAGAACAACTAGAGGGTGCCTAGTGTCTGCTAGCCACCCTAGAGCCCCCTGTGTCGCTGTAATCCAAGAACAGGAAACTACTAGAGAGTCTGTAGCCAAGTCGCGAAGAGCCTCAGGGTATGCGGTGATTGCGTTTTGGGACATCGTGTCATCCACCCCCGAACAGGAGAACATCGCCCCAAGTGCTAGAGCCAGACATTCCTAGCCCTACCCCCTAGCCCCCAAGAGACTACCTAGCTCACACTTAGACACTAGACAACCTAGCTAGCTAGCACTAGACACTAGACAACCTAGACACAAGCTCTCTCCAAACACAAAGCCCAAGAACATTGTCTTGTCTACGCAAAAAAATATTTGTAAGGGTGCCCGTAAAAAGTAATTGCCTCAGATTTTTACCCCGCAAAAAAGGTTGCTAGATGCTGATAAATATTTAGGAAACAATTTTCGCACGCGCCAAAACAAAGCGCATCCAACTCACAGGCCAAAAGCAATTTAACTAAACGTTCATAAAATCGCCCCTGCCGTACAATGATGTTGGCCCTCTCCGTCCCTGAACGCGTACACATAAACCCTGTACAATAAAGTAATGGCCGAGAAAACATATTTGCCCAGGGATGAAGTGAGTTTTATCGACTCTCTCGACCGCCCTGAGGCTGAGTCCCGCCTTCGAGCTCTTTGGGAGTCTGGCTGGTCTCTTTCCATCCTTGGCGAGTCTCTCGACCCTCAACGCCCAAAAACCACCATCCACTTCTGGGTTAAGCGTGCTGCCTCCGTAGAGCAGAAGCGTCCTATCCCATCTCCGCCTCCTCGCAGTCTCACTACGTCTGTTCCAACAAAGAACGCCCCCCGCCTTCGCTCGGTGTCCCCTGGGGTGCCGCCAGACATGAAGCCTAGGCTTAAAGAGCTTGCGACGCTGGCTAGGCGATACCGCGCCCGCACGCTCCCCGACTCCCCACTGGCTCAGGCCAACCGAGACCTGACTGCTATGGCTTTTGCTCTTCGTTCAATGGGGGTTCCTACTGCAGCTATCGCTGATGCCGCTGGGGTTTCGTATCGAGCTATGGCAAGGCGACTGAGTAAGTGAAGACCTACAAGACATCTTCTGGGACGTACACCGAAGCAGAGCTAGCCGTTGTTGTGTGGCGCAACCCTAAGAACAAGAAGTCCAGCCAGGCTCGCTTCTTCGAGACCATGACCGCTGAGGAGTCTCTTTTCCCGATGGCTTTCCCGATTGCGTTTCTTGCGGCCAACAAAGAGTGGGCGCAGGCCACACGGATTTCTTCTATGACAGACATTATGAATCACGCCAGCACCTCTAGCCGCACTCGTCCGATGATTGTTCCGCTCCCTGTGGCGGAGAGCGTACTTGGCTGGTCGACGTTCTATGTTCCGACGGAGTACACGGAGTGAAACGCGTAGACGTTTTCCCCGCCCTCCTGAGATTGGCTCCTTCGGACTCCCTTTCCGACATCACCACTCTCAACATTCGAGGGGAAGCTCCCGAGGGGACAAGATTTCTGGATAGGTGCCGAGTTGTGATTTTGCGTGACCAGATTATGGTTGCGTTGGATTCCCCCACTGGCCCTCAGCTTGTCTTCCGCGAGAAGGTTGTGGAGACACGCCATGTCGATAAAACGTCATACACCAAGACCGAATCAGGTAAAATTTTAGCGTTCACAAAAGATGAGAACTGCGGTTGTGGCTCGAGGCTGAGGAGTTGGAATCCGTATGGAAATATTATTAGCTCAAGCGAGGACCCTGTTGGATAAAGAAGAAGTCATCAAAGTTATGGAGCACACTTTGATGAACATTTATGGACTCTGCATCCACGCTGATTTGAGCAGTGGAGAGATTCCTCCTGCCGCTAGAGATTGTCGCCGATGTGTCGCAGAGAACATTGCGGATGCGCTGTCTCGCAAAGCGGGCGTGGTATGGGAGCGGTAGAGTTCCTAATTTTGGGCTTGGCGACTTTTCGCCTTACTAGGCTTGTTACGAGAGACGCCATCTTTGAGTCTGCACGTAACCGTTTCTGGGGTCGCTTCCCCCCTGAGTCCAGCAAGCTGGGCTATTTATTGACGTGCGAGTGGTGCTTGTCGGTGTGGCTGGCATCAGCTCTTTTTGTATCAGCTATGATTAGTACAGTAACTGTTTTAGTTGCGACGCCTTTCGCGTTGTCTGCTATTGCAGGACTGTTGACCGCATACGAGGATAAATAACTTGTATTCCGCAACAATTGACGAGGAGTGCCCGCGTGGGTATATTCAATAAAGAAGAACAGCCAGTAGAGAGCGTTTCTAAGGCTCCTGCACCTAAGAAGAAGAAGCCTTCTAGCCGTTCTACGTCGCGTTCGACACAGATTGTGTCCGCACCTACCCCGCAGCCTGGTCTTTTCTACAACACGCCTGCTCCCGCTGCTTATAACGCACCACGCTCTCTTACTGCGGCTGCTGCCCAGGTTAAGACGAATGACAAGGGAGAATACGAGCAGTTTAAAGCTCGCCGTTCCGCTAGCTCTTCCGCATGGCAGGCAGAGGCTTGGGAGTACTACGACGCTATTGGCGAGATTAAGTACGCGTTCAACCTGGTAGCCTCGGTCGTTTCGCGTATCCGAATTTTCGCTGCTGCCGTTGATGACCCAAGTCAGGCTCCTGTTGCTGTTGACGAGTCTCGCATTGTTGACCAGAATCTTGCTTCTGCCGCCCAGCGTGCGCTTAACCGCTTGAACTCTGCTTATGGTGGACAGCCTGGTCTTTTGAAGGATGCGGCTCTCAACCTTGCTGTTGCTGGTGAGTGCTATTTGGTTCAAATGCCTGCCCGTCGTGGTTCTGGTGACCCAGAGTCTTGGGACATCCGTTCTGTTGACGAGGTTATTGTTGACCCTCGCGGACAGTACAACGTCATTGGTCGCCGCGAGCAGGCTCAGGGTGGCGGTAAGTCTACGGGAACCCTTCCTCTTGGCAACAACGCTTTTGTTGGACGCATCTGGCGTTCACACCCTCGGTACTCTGACGAGGCCGACAGTAGTTTGCGTGGCTTGCTAGACTTGTGCGCCGAGCTTCTCCTACTGAACAGGACATTCCGTGCAACTGCCCGCTCTCGCCTCAACGCTGGGGCGCTATATCTTCCTGACGGTCTCTCTGTGGCTGCTCAGGGTGACCCTGAGTATCCTTACGATTCTGAGGATGGAATCGGACCTGGAGTTACGGCAGAGGAGGCAGAGGACGAGTTTGAAGAGCAGCTGATTGATGCGATGACGACTCCGATTCGTGACGAGGAGTCCGCATCTGCTGTTGTGCCACTGATTATCCGTGGACCTTCTGAGCTTGGTGACGCTATCAAGCAGTTCAAGTTTGAGCGTAGCTTTGACCCCGCATTGGCTCAGCGTGCTGACCGCGTGCTGGAGCGCATCATGCAGGGCCTTGATGTTCCCAAGGATGTCGTTTCGGGTATGGCGAACGTTAAGTACTCGAACGCTTTGCAGATTGACGAATCTCTGTACAAGGCTCACATTGAGCCTCTCATGCTTCTCATTGTTGACGCTCTCACAGTTGTCTACCTTCGCCCTTACCTTGTTGCTAATGGCTACTCGCAGT